AAAGTTCACTTAACAAATCTTTATCCATTAGTTTTTTGGTTGTTGTAACCTTTTTGACTGGCCCGAACAAGCCTTCAATGACCAATTTATGTGTTTGAGTTCCATCCAATGTACCAGTAGTACCGAAACGATATGGACAGTTTTCTAGTTTAGACATAATAGAAGTAAGTGATTTGGCCTTAAAAAGATGACATTCATCACCTACTACCATTGAAAACTCATTAAAGTATGATTTCGGTAGTTTGTATATACTTTGCCATGTTGAAATTACTACTCTTTTTTTCTTGACTAGTTTTTCTCTACCCGCAAAGACTTTATGACAATCATTATCTACATTCCAAGTATTATCTTTGTTACTATAATCAGCAAAGTCGTTGTACATTTGAGTTACTAACGAGGTGGTTGGCACAATAACGAGAATCTTTTTGTCTGACTCAATGTGTTGCAAATAATAACGAACCAACATATAAATAATGAGAGATTTTCCTGAACCTGTTGGTGATAACAACAGACATCTGTTTTGATTCACCGAATATTCGAATGATGTAGATTGATGTTCGTGGGGTGATATACTTTTCCCTGAAATTGACAAGTTCAATGATTTCACAAAGTCATCGAAATTGGTTTGTTTGTCTTGTTTTACTAAATCAGGATGTATATCATAAGAATAGTTTCTATCCTTTGCAAACTTGATAACATAATCTATAAGACCGTGATATAATTGTTGACTGTGTAAATTGTAAAGTTTGATTTGGCCATCCCACATTTTGTTTCGATATGCAGGCATATATTCATGGCCGGGAACTTTGAATGTAAAAAAATCAGAAAGTTCTTTTGCAAACCCTCTATCACATACAATTTTTATATTAACAGAATCTACTGGTTGTATACTAAAATCACTCATTGTATACTAGTATTTATATTATTGTTATGGAGTAATTAGGTTTCCATCGAACATAACTGCGAGGTCTTTGCGGTCAATCTTCCCTTCCCAATTAACCACTGATACGCCACCGTGTTCGAGAATTTCCATACCCTTGTCTATACTATCTCTCCATCGTGATGTTGCAATATCATACATGAGATGATGACCAACGAATCGAGTGATACCGCTTTGTACTATTCCCCTTGCACAATCCGCACAACACCACCAAGGACAATATATAGACAATCCTGCGGTACAATACCCTTTCAATGCACATCGGTATATTGCATTACGTTCTGCGTGTTCGATGTATGCGTACTTATTAGGTCGTTCGAACATTTCATCACTAGGGACTATACCATGTGTAAATGTATTTGTAGCATATGTTACCACACCTTCGAAAGGTGATACCAACACACAACCTATTTGGGTTACAGGGTCGTGACTCTTATCCATTGCATATTTGTATGCTTCGATAAGATATACTTTGTCCATTGGGTCGCAATTGTTTTCTTTTGTCATGTTCCACTCACAAATTTCTTCCAATCAATCGCATTTTTAATATTCCATTGCATATTGACAATGTTTTTAAGAATACTTTCAAGGTGTTTCATCTTTTCTTCACAATAATCCATCTTCGCACGGATTTTATTCAAATCTGCATCCGCATTTAGGTATTTGTCTATATCTTGTTTTAAAACATGAAGTTGAAAAGGAGTCCATCCATTTGCATCTAAATCTTCTTGACTGATTTTACCTGTATAGTATTCCCATTTAAGTCGATACAAACAGTTGTAATCTAATTTATATTTCTTGAACATCAGGGTTTCCGTTCGCAGAAAATTAAGATATTTGTTGTGTATTTGAGGGATTCGTAAAGAGGCCACATCTAACTCGGTGTGGTCAATTTCTAAATCAGCCTTTGCATATTCCATGATTTCTTTTAAATCCATAATGTAAATTATACCATATAAAACATGGTTTGTCAAATAAAATTAAGAAATTACTTCAACACTATATGTGTCATAAGCAAACGATACATTGGATGTAACTGGGTCTACATCAGAAACTATACTAGTAAATTCAATTTCACCTAAACTGATAGGATATGCGTTTTTGAACTTGATAATAATTTGACCATTAGATTGGTTGGTTGTAACAATAACAGATAAATCAGAAAATCTATTTTTTGGTTCAACAATACCTGTTTTTTTTATATCGTTTCTCAACTCTGCAACATCAGAAGGAACCAATGATTTCATCCAATCATATACTTCAATCCAGTTTGCCATTTGTTCATCTACGATGAAGTTGATAGTCAAATCTTCGAATCCCATTACACCCGCAGGATGTGACACATCTGTCATTGGCGTTAGTTGCATTCCTTTTTCCAATGATAGAGTAGGAATAGATAACGAATTACAAAAGTAAGTAAGTTGAGGGGCTCGTGCAAGAGTAAATTTATATGATGTCGGTAAAAGACCGTTTGTGGTTTTAGGTTGTCTTAACTCTGCGTTAAGTGCTAAACCACCCATACCTGAAATGTTATTTGACATATGATTCTCCTATTGTATGTATATCCAAAGAAAAAGGGAGTCCCGAAGGACTCCCCTGTTCATTCAGAATTTATTATCTCAATTACGAATTACCATGAAGGTTCGAAATTTTGAAGATTCTGTAGTATTGGTTAATTCGAGCCGCTGTAGCTGCTTGCGGGTCGGAAACAATAGCGCCTCCTGACGTTGTTACGAATGGGTTGTTTACCATTCCGTAACGAGTCTTGAAACCAATCTTAGGTTGGAATGTATCTTCACCAACCGCACGAACCATTTGTAACGGAACGTATGGGCAGTAGAACATACCAGCATCGTATGGTGAGGAACCTTTATAACCAACACAAACGAAGTTAGTTGCTGTTGAGTATGGGTCAACATAAACTTTCATCTTACCCATCATGCCTACAAGTGTGTTACCTGTGTCATCGACATTCATGCCTGGGTTTAGTGCTGGTGAGAAGTCTAGTACACCAGAGAGTGAAAGTGCGGATGCAACATCTGCGGAACAGATGATGAAGTTACCTTTACCTCTACGAGTTTGTTTAGCAATTTCGTTTGCTTCACGTTCGATTTGGAAAACCAAACCTCGGAATCGTTCTGCACTCCATCGACCGTCTGAATCTGCATCGATGTCATATAGACCACCAGAAAGACCGGCAGCAAGAATCTGAGTACTTGAAGCACCCGATGTCATTGATTGAAGGTCTGCGTGTTGACAACCAAGTTTTGCACCAGCGTACAAAGTACGAATAACTTCTCGGTTAATTTCCGCAAGGATTTCAGTTGAGAGGATATTTGCAAGTTCGGTTTCTGCGTCTAGTCCGTGAACTGCTTTCAAATCTTGTGCGAGTTCAGTTGTGTATTCTGCTTTCAACGCACGACTCTTTGCAGAAACGGCTGTTTTCTCGATAGAGAATGACATTTCTTGGAAATGTGAACCGTCTGAGTTACCGAGTGCTTCGGCAGTTGCAGTTGTCATTCGTCCACCAGCTTGAGCAGCTGTTTCGGGGTCTGCACCATCAGCATCAAAGACGTTATCAAAGATGACTGCGTTTGATGCAGTTGCACCAGCAGTGGATGTTGCGGCCTGACCTGAGTATGAAGCTCGTGCTTCATCGAACATTGCTTCGTTTGCTGCGGGATCACCACCAGCAACCGAGTAGTTACTTTTGAGTGCAAAGATAAGTCCTGTTGGGCCTGTCATTGGTTGCACACCACATACATCGTATGCGATTAGGTTAGGCATTGCACGGCGAACAAGTGAGATAAGAACAGGGTCAAAACCTTTTCGTGAACCTGAATCTGCAGCAGTTGAAAGTGCAGCAAGAGGGCCACCAAGATTACCTGATGTTACAGTTGTTTCGTGTAGTGGTTGAAGTGTTTCTCCATATTCTTCTCGAAGAGCTCGTTCTTCGTTTTCGAGTAGAATAGCAGTAACATTTTTACGATAGGGATCGTTGATCGCAGGTAATTCTGGATGTTCAACGATTGGCTGCCACTTTTTCTTGACAGCTTCGGAAAGTGCTTGTACTTTATCCATTTTGTGTTGCTCCTTAAAGCTAGTTAAATTTGACCACTGTGGTCAAAGGTTTTTGATTTGGTCTGAAATAGCACTTGCATAAGCATCTATTACAGTAGAAGTTTTAGGTGTTGCTTCTGATGCAGTATTTTCTTCCACATCAAAATCTTCGGTTAAATCGTTTCCGGCATCATCACCGAAATAACTTTCCCGAAGGACTGATAGTTTTTCTTTATATTGGTCAACTGTATCAAAGTCTACACCTTCTGCAAGAGTTCGAAACTTTTCAATGTCTGTATCTACAAGACCTTTTGATTCAGCAACGAAAATTTCACTGCATTTTGATTCATTAAGTTCTTTACGGATTTCAACATTTCGTTCAAGTGATTCGTTAAGAGTCCCTTCAAGTTCTTCGACTTTATTGACCATTTGTTCAAGAAGGTCATCTTGTCCGTCTGGAACTGTGATATAGTGTGATTTAAAGAGTCCATGAAGTTCACTGAGAAAACTCTCTGCTATTTCGGTTTTGATACCGAGTTCAAGAGCAAGCTCATTGTCTTTCATCCATTCTTCGACAACATATCCTAAGTAATCATCTAGTTTCTTTGATAATTCATCTTTTGATTCATCGATAGCAGTATTAAGTTTAGTTTCGTAGTTTTCTTCAAGTTGTTCAACTACTGCATCTACTCGTGTCCGTACCGCTGATTCAAAAATGGTTGTTGCTTTGTTGCGAAATCCTTCTGATAAATCTTCACCGTTGAAAAGTGCATCTACATCTTCTTTTACATTGTAGTCGATGTCGTATGATTCTTCTTCGATTTCATCTTTATCTTCGTCTTCGTCAACGTCTTCTTCCATATGAGGTTCATCAATTTTTGCAGAAGCACTGGATGGTGACATTTTATCGTCTTTCATCTTCTTCTTACCTTTTGGGGTAGGAGTTGCTTTCTTACCTTCTGCATCTTGACTATCTTCAACGTCAAGAATAATATCAGTTTCTGTGATATCGTCCGTTTTGTTTTTAGCTCGTTCAAGAATTTCTTTTGCGAGTTTTACTGGGTCTGTATTAGCCATTAATTTAGCTCCTTAAAAATGCCTTCGTATATTAGTTATTTATACAATTCAAAGTTTAGACAAAAAGTTTTCAAAGGCTTTTAGTTTTGATTCGGAAAGTTCCCTTGCCGATGCCTTTTCGATGGACTTTTTATACCGTTCAATTTCGACCGCTTTGATAACACCATTATCCCAAACCCACTCCTTACCTTCCATAATACCGTTTACAAAGGCATCAGGCGCTGATGGGTCGGATACAATATCTACTGCGGCCAACATAAAGTCTTTTTGGACTTCGTTGATACCATTAGTGGTTTTCAACGAACCCATACCACGAGATGAAACACCAAGATTTGCACCTTCATCGATAAGATTTTTTACAATCTTACCATAGGGCGTATCCATGATTTTTGCTCTACCTG